CTCCCTTTCGGGAGCACTACTATGGTTGAGCACCATAGGGCTATTTTGGCCTCCATTACACACTGGATCATTATGCCTCGCCGAGAGTATCCTCCTGTAACAGAGCGTGACTTCGCCGTTCGGAGTCTCTACGCGATTGGAACTTCTGGTTGTGCTACAAATGTGCACAACTTCCAAGCTGCGTCGAGCTCCTTACGTCGTTTAAATGTCTCGTCTGCTATAGGGTGGGATACCCCAGGCTGGCGGAAGATCCGGAACGCGGGGGGTTTGTTACCCTTCTCTAAGTGGGACCGATTCACCATAACTGGCTCCGCCGAAGATGGCGAGCTAGAGTGGTGTACGGGCCCCGCTAGTTCGAGGTATCGTTGGGAGAACTACTTTGCTGGTCTTGTCGATCTGGACCTCAGTCCAGATGATTTGATGGCAAAGGTAGCCACCCCAGACCTGTCGTACTTGGTACAGCAGGCGGCCGCGGCTATTTATAGTCGTGGTTTCGACGCTTTGACGTTCCTTGCTGAGCTCAAACAACTGCGCCAGATGTTATCTGGTGTGGCTTCCAAACTTAACAACCTCACTCGAGGTGTTAGCCCGGGCCGGATTCACAATCTATGGCTCGAAGGCCGCTACGGCTGGCGTACGTTACGCTACGACGTGGAGGACTTTGTGGAGTATTTGGGCGAAGTAAACGAAGGTCGCAAACGCTTCCGGGCCTCTAGAGGTTTTGATATCTCTGGGTCTGAGAGCGGTTACGTCGAGTCTACTGCATCCGGTCTCGTGCTAGGGGACAGTACCGACTTTAGTTGGACTGGCTCCGCGCGCGGGACCGTGATAGCCGATATCGACGTTCCTGAACTCGCATTCAACCCTCTCACGACCGCTTGGGAAGTCGCTCGACTTTCCTTTGTGGTAGATTGGTTATTGAATGTTGGTCAGGCGCTTGAAGCGACCTCTTTTCTCCTCTTATCGCAAAGACACGAACAAGCTGTGGGATACAAGATCGAATTCGACCTTGCCTTCCAGCGACGTCTGTCTGGTGTCACGGGGTCTCAGATTGTGTACGGCTGTTTTGCCGACGCTTCTGCCCGTGCATCTGTGACAAAGAGGGATCCGGTGTCTGTTGGCGTTTTACCTCACTTGCGTCTCCGATTAGATACCTGGAAGATCGTTGATCTCCTGGCGCTGATCTTACAACGCGTTAAATAAAGGAGTAGATACAATGGCCGGATTAGCGGCTGTCCTCACGGAGTTCTCCGATAACGGGAACTCCCGGACTTATACCTCTTACGGGCACACAGCGGTGAACCCGCGGCTCGTCATCGAAAAGAGGACTGTCCCTGTGGGAAATCAAGTCATGGCGGAGTTCTCGGCGACGGTGATCCGTTCCGTCGAGGACCCGGATGGCGCGGTTATGCCACAGAAACTCAGCATGGGTACGAGTGTTCGATATCCGATCATCGGCTCTGATCCTACGGCTTTGGCCGCGGAGATAGCTGATGCCCTGGTTCTCTTTCGCGACATTGTCGCGTCGGATGAATTCGGGGCTGCGATATCGAGCCTAAACTGGGTAGAATAACCCAAACTAGGCCCTGCCCCCACATTCGTTAGTGGGGACGATTCACTTTTCCCTTTTGGAGGATTCTCTTCATGGAACCTTCTGACATGGTGTACGACATGTGTCGGCACTACGTTGCTGATTCTGCCGTGACTTTGGGTGATGACCTCACAGTTAAAATCCAAGGTTATCTCCGATCGAGGGACGTCCGTCTCTTGACTGGAGTTAGTTGTCTCTTTGCCCCAGAATTTCATGGGCATGGGGTCTTACGTGTGCTACTTCAGGTGGAAGCCTTCTTCAAGAAGTGCGACCTGTTCTCGGACGAGAACTGCGAGTTAGCGGCTAAGAATGCTTTCCTCGAAAGTGAGGAGGTGTGCAAGGCCACGAACGAGCGACTGGAGCAACATTTTCAGAGAGACCCGGGCGACTGGGTTTCCGAGAAGGTGGAAAGGATGACGTCAATTATCGACGATTGTCTTGGCTCATTTAAGGACTTTCTGAATGATTTACCTCATTTGGTTAGATCGACTAATGGCGCAACTGCTACCCATCCGCGTCGAGCCAGTGGTGGTGTGCTAAGGCTGAAGAGGACTATGTATGCGACCGCAAGGTCACATGCCTACCTCAAGGCGCTGTGTACACTCTGGGGTTATAAGATGAACTTCAGAGAAATCCATCATAATCGAGTGGAGTTCGTGCCTAAGAACTGGAAAACTCACAGGGCGATAGCGTGCGAACCGGAGGGCAATCTTGCTCTCCAACTAGCATTCGATTCGTTCTGTAAGCGTAGGCTCCGGAACCGATTAAACATCGACCTCGGAGACCAGTCTAGAAATCAGCGTTTAGCTTTGAGATCTTCAATAGACGGTACGTTGTGTACTGTTGACTTGAAGGCTGCCAGCGACAGGTTGTCGAAGAATGTAGTCGTGCTACTCTTCAGTGAAGAGTGGACGCGATTTTTCTTTGATACTCGGTCGCCGGCTTGGAAGAGTGATGACGGGACGTATGTGCCCTATCACAAACTCTCCTCGATGGGGAACGGTTATACGTTTACCATTGAAACGTTGGTTTTCTCCGCGTTGTGTAGATCACTGGGAAGTCGGCGGTACTCTGTCTACGGTGATGATATCATCATTGAGACGGAGCTTTACGGCGACCTGGTTGAGATGCTCAATTATTTGGGTTTCGAAGTAAACGAGGAAAAGAGCCATGTGGCGCTTCCAATTGCTGCTATCAATACTCCAAGCCCTTCCACCGGTGGCCTCGAGCTTATCAGCTCTCTATCGTCTTTTCTCAAGAATGAGAGGGACGAGGAGCTGGAAGACTCGGTGCGCTCATCGGTCGGGGCAGAGAGTAAAAGAAACGCAGCATCAGAAATAGCGTCATGGCTCGTCGGGATAGTGTCGGAGCCGTCCCAGGACAGGCCCGCACAAACCTACGGTTGTTACCGTGAGTCTTGTGGGGTCCATGCTTGGGGCGGATTCGTCATTACTCCGTTGTTCCTTACGTCAATCCGAACACGTAGGGATATGAACCTCCTGGTGAATAACATCATCAGCTTTGGGACACCGGGCGGGCTTTTGTGGGAGTATGCGATCGAACTATGTCGACGCAACAACCTCTCATTTGGTCCTCCGGTGCTGGACAGAGGGGCGTACGTCTTCATTGACGTGCATTCCTCTTACAGACTGAAGCTCATACGCTCTGTGAAGAGGCATGGGCCGTGGCAGCCATGCGTCCGAGCCCTCATCCCGAGGTCAGAGACGCGCAACTGTTACGACTCACGTGCTTTGTTCCTTTGGTTTCTTCACCGAAAGGAAAAGCCGTATGAGAGCAGTAGGCACTCACTGGGACAAATGAAATCTAAGTCCAAGTGGGTGAGATACCGACCTTTACCGGTCGGTCTCACGGGCGGGTCCGTTTACCTTCATTGGTGGACGGAACTCTCGTTGCGGGGGAAACCCCTCGCGAGAGACCCAAGTAGGAC